TCAAACGTCGCCATTGCCGCCCCTCTCCCTCGCCTCGGCGAGGAGCTCGGCGGTCTTGGTGACCGCCAGGGCAACTACAGCGAGGTCGTGGTGCGTCCCGCCGTCCACCTCAGCTTCTACAGCGAGCGCCTCCACCTCACCCTGTGCCGCCCTGCCTGTCCTAGCAGCCTGGCGCACGTCTAGCCTGCGGCCGGCAGCGGCGAGCGCCGATCGCTCGTGCTCGTCCTGCTGGCTCCACCAGTCAGGGCAGAGCATCACCCTTGCCTCGAGCATGAGAACGGCTGCCCTGGTCATCACAGGGATGCCCTCGCTCCTCGAGGCTGGCAGGCCGGCGAGCTCGTGCAGGCGAGAGGTCATAGCGACAGGTCCGATAGGAGGCCCATAGCCCCTTGGCGCCCTGTGGCGTCTGGCAACCCAATGAACAGGGTGAGGAAATTCAGCCAGCGGTAGGAGCTCAGCGAGAGCACAGTAGAAGCGTCGAGCACCGGCATCGCCTTGTAGACGATCACAGCCGGATGCTCGGTGGCGCTGATCGGCGTAAACACGAGAGGGGAAAGTGCCATGGCGTCTACGACCGTTCCGGGAGCGTAGTCGCTGCCAGGCCACTCGACGATCTTCTGGCTCGACCCGTCCGAGACGTTTGGGAACAGGACAGCCTTTGCGTCGTCCTCCCATGATTCGATTACGGCGCCGAGCACGAGGTCACCACCTAGGTACTGCACGGACCAGGTTGCAGCCGTCCCTTCGGCGACGTGGCGCCGGTATGAGCTCGGGACCGCGAGCGAAATGCCTCCGGCTGTCCCGAGGCCCGTCCCGCCGTGTGGCCAGGCGGTGGAAAGGTCCGTGCAGCCGAACGCGAGTCGGCCCGAAACCATGAACGCCGTATTGGGGTTCGGGCTCGCCATGGTGCCTAGCTCGGGTCTGAGATCGTCTCGGAGGGCGTGGAAGCGGTCGGGAGCCAGCCGTCTGCGCCGAACGCCAGCCAGAGCAGGTAGGCGAGGATGCCGCGCGTCCCGGCTGTGTCCGTCAGAGTCCAGACGTCGTCGATGGCGTACGGGGTTGCGCCGCCGTGGTTCACATACCAGGTCCCGTCGAGGTTGGAATACTCGTAGAACATCAGATCGTCAACGGCGATGGTCCCCGTCGCGATAGAGCTCGTCACCATCTTTACGTCTAGGTCGTCCTCCAGGAAGTTGTCGTAGTAGCTTGCGGTACCCTGGGCGATGACGAGCGTGTTCCAGACGTCGTTGGTAGCGCTGCCGATTGTCGCAGCCACTGACTGTGATCCGCAGTGAAACGTGAGCGTGCCGGTGGCCGACGCTAGCCGCTTCCATTTCACGCCAACGTAGAACGGGACCCCGCGATTGAGAACGAGGCCCTTGCGCTGGTCCTTGATGACCTGCGAAATCGTGTCGTCGCCGACGATCTCAAGTCCCCAGGACGTTGACGGAGCACCTGGGTAGTCGCGGTACACATAGGACGCATTCGACCTAAGCGAGTAGTTGGCGGCCGAACTCGCGATCGTCCAGCCGGTGATCCCTGTCAGCGAACTGGGTGCTGTGTCGTCGCTTGTCGCAGAGTGCTGGTCGAAGCTAGGATTCTGGACGTAGACGCCGGAGTCCTTGGCGTTCTTGCACACCAGCAGGGACCGGGCTCCGGATCCCTCCCAGTCGAGCAGATCGCGAGCCCTGGGTCCACCTCGGAACTCAAAGACCTCGGAGTGCTTGCGGACCTGTCCCTGGTCTCGGATGCACTCGAACCGCTTCGCCTCGGTCCCCGTCGACAGGTCGTATCCGTCCTTGTCGACGGTCAGCCTGGCTAGCGTTCCGTCTCCGACGTTCCCGCCGCCAGCGCTCGGGGAGCCAGCGGACCAGGAGCCCTCCTTCTCTAGCAGGGTCTGGGAGTTGTCGTGCATGTACTTGCGGATCCGCACGAGGAGATCAACGGTCGACTGACCGGACGCCTCTGGGATCCCGATAGCGCGACCCATTTCGATAAACGCGGGACGGAACAGATTCTCCCGCAGCGTGCGCGGGCTCATCTGCGCAGAGAGCGTGTTGCGGATGCCGCGAACCGTCGACACCAGGGCTGGTGTGTATTCACCGTCCAGCCCCGTAACGAGCGCGTCCTCCATGGCGTAGAGGTTTGGCGTGTTGCTAGAGCCGAACTTTTCGACCTCGTTGATGACCTTCGCGGCCAGCCCTAGTTGGGTCCAGCATGACGCGAATGTTGGGTTGGCTGTCATGCTATAGAGCTCCTATCAGTAGGGTCGTCACGAGACCGAGCGCCGCCTTGCCGATAACCTTCGCCATCTCTTTGATCTCCTCCCACTCCGCCTCCCGCGCCTCCCGCTCGGCGGTGACGGCGGCGGTCGACTCGGTCGACGCGCGCCGACGCTCCTCGAAGCTGGATCCCGTCGCGAGGTAGACGAGCCGCGCCTCCTCCTCGGCTCCGATCACAAGCCCGACCAGGACACCCGCAACGGCTCCGCTCCCGAGGTGCGACAGGGCTCCCTTGTGCTGCTCGACCAGTCCAAGCGCTCCCAGGACTTCCTTGCGTGTTCCTCCGGCTAGGTTCTCGCTCGCGAGGTCGCGAGCTCTGTCGATCCCGGACCCGAGCCAGTCCACTGCGCGGGCGTCCACCTCTCCAGCCGCTTTCTCTGTGAGTTTGCCAAGGAGGCTCACTTGACGACCTCGTCGGCAGCGAGGGCCGTCGGAGGCGGGAGATGGTCGCCGGTCAGGTTGTGGTGCTGGGCCTCCCATGCGAGCGCGTTGTCGCTGGCGATCTGTCTGGCGGGAACCGGGAGCGTCTTGTCTCTGGCATGCCCCGAGTTGATTGCCGTCTCTGTGCGAGCCTGTTTGATCGCCTCTGCGCTCACGACGTTACAGCCGGACAGGAACGCGGACCAGAGCACAACGGCCACCAACGCGAACGCACCGAATACGGCGCCGGCGATACGGTCGACGCGGGCGATTGGGTCGATGTCGAGCTCGGACCTGTCGTGGCTCCCATACATGATCCGCCCGCTGACCGGGTCTCGCTTGGCATTCATCACTTGGCACCGCCCTTGTCGAGTCGCCTTGTCGCCTTGTCGCGGACGGTGTCGAGATGCTTTCCGAGGTCGGCGTCGACGGACGTCGTTCGCTTGAGTACCGCTTTGGGGCTCTCGCCAGTGCGCTCGCTCTCGTCTATCGCGGCCGACATGGCCTCGGCGCCACGCCGGCTTTTGAAATAGATCGGGATGAGCGTCGCGAGCGCGGTCGACAGCGCTCCAATGACGAGCACCAGCAGCCCACCGATCCCGCTCCAGTCGATCTCTGCTAGGGTCATTTCTGCCTCCGCTCCAGTGACGCCTCGAGGCGCTCGACCCGTCGCTGTGTCTCAGCGTGCTCGGCCCTCAGCAGCGTCTTGAGCGCGTCGATCTGGACCGTTACCTGGCGCTCATGCTCCCGCTGATCGGCGGACGTCCAGCGCGCGGCGGTCGCGGATTTGAGGTCGTCGCCCAATGCGTCGACCTTCTTGGCGAGCTCGGACAACTGATACCGGATAAGGTGCCGCTCCTCGCCGCGCTCCGCTCCGCTGAGCGCCGTCCCGGCTCCGCCTCCGAGCGCCAGGCCGACAGCGAGCGCAATGCTCGCAATCCCCTTGCTGCTCGATAGCCAGGCGGTGGCCATGTCGTCGCCGCTCATGCTGGGACCCCGAACTCGGCCAAGGTCCAGGCCTCTAGCCCGGCCAGATCGCTCGCGGATAGCACCTTGTCGAATGCGATCACGGCGAGAATGTGACCGCTGAAGAAACTCGCGGGTGTCGCCCCGCCGTTTGCGCCGATGGCGATCCTGTCGAAGGTACCCGGCGCGATGTCTGTTGTGTCCTCGGTGCCAGCCGTTCCGTCGATACTAGCGGTGCGGCTCGTGTCGGACGCAAGGACAGCCGAAACCAGGTGCGTCGTGCCGCTTGCGAAGGTACCAGCGGTCGCAGCAGACGACCCCAGCGGGGACTCGGCGTAGGCCTTCACGGGATCCCCAGCGGTCGCGCCGTCGAGCACGAGCGCGAGTATCACGTCCACCTCGCCCGTGTCGACCTGGGACGCGACGAACTGGAGCGACGTCGCGTCGTCCGACCGGACGACTGCGTAGATCGAGAGCGGCTCGCCTGCCGTAAGAGTCTCGTTGAGGGAGAGCCACTCGCTGTTCGCGTCGTCGAACAGCACGGATTCGGACCCTGCGCCGAGCGCGGTCGAATGGGCCGGGAGGTTTTGGTCACCGCCGCGCACACCGCCGATCGTGTCCGTGCCGCTGGCGTCGCTCCAGGTGACGACGTCCTGCGCAGCCATGGCCGGCGTGTTGACCGGTGCTAGGGCGTAGGTGCCTCCGCTTCCCCGCGTGTTCGCCCACGAGCCCGGCAGCGCGGCCTCATCGAAGACGTGGTAGAGAACGGGGCCGCCCCCAGCCAGGTCGCGTGGGTCGAGACCCTCGGCAATCAGCGCGTGCTCGGCATAGGACAGCGCGCGATCCCACCACGCCACATAGGCAACCACACCGTCAGCCTTGTAGGGGAGCCCGCTGCTCGGCTGGCAGCCGACCCCCATACGGGTCGGCGTCACCATGGCAGAAGCGTCCCCGCTGCCGTTTGCGCCGGGGGCGCCGTTGACGAACGCCACCCGGCTCGTGTCGCTTGTCCAGGTAGCGCCGAGAACGGCCCACTCGTCGGCGGCTATTGGACCCGCCACGCCCGAGTTGTAGGCGCCCGTTGCCGTCTGTGTGGCGTAGACGTCTCCTCCCGCCTGCCAGTAGATTCCGAATCCATTCAGGCCAGTCGTCGCGTGGAAGATCCCTGCGATCATTTGGTAGCTGGTCAGGCTCTCCGGCTTGACCATGACCACGCACGATAGCGGCACGTCGGCCACGCCCGCCGGGAGGGTCCCGGACCCCATGGCGTACTGCGCGCTGGACAGCTCGAGATCGAGACCGCCGTAGCGCACCCGGTCGACCGAGTCCCGCGAGTCGAGGTAGAGCACCGCCCCGAGGTCGGTCGGGGACTGGGCGGAGACATCTACGGTCACAGCCCCGCGCAGACCTCGGCGAATGCTTGTGGCCATTACCCCCCTGCGATAGCTCCCTCGGAAGACCACAGCTAGGCCCCTGACCCACCGGTCACGTCAACGGCCAGCGTGTCGCTCGCGCTTCCACCGGTGCGAGTCGCCTCGACTCGCAGGTATGGCGTGTCTGAGACGTCGATCAGGACAGCGAATGTGTCGTCACCTGACACCACCTTGGAGACCAGGTCGTCCTCAAACTCGTTGCTCGAGTTGACGCGCTGGTCTGGGTAATAGGTCGATCCGTCGTAGCTGCGTGACAGTTGAACGTTGACGGCTGTTGCGGAACTGTTCGTGTGCGTGAACAGGAGCGCCACGCGCGACCAAGTCCCGATGTTGATGTTGTGCTGCCATCCGGACAGGGCGGTCGTCAGTGCTGCATCTGCCTTGCCAACCTTGCCCGATTTCGCGTGCGTGCTCATGCTTACGTCCTTGTCAGTTTCCCGTCGGCCCGGAACTCAACCGCCCCGCTCTTACCGTCTCGCACGTCTACGATCGTCCAGCGGTCCGTCTCCCCGCTCAGAACGAAATAGTCGACCCGCTGCGTCGGAACAGTGTCCAGGTCGGCCTCGGCTACCGTGAACGTCGCCCTACGGACAGAGTCGACCGCGCCGACGTATTCCTCGAAGATGACCTCAATCGTCTGGCTCGTCTGCGTCGCCGCGTACGTGAGCGTCGCGGTCGTCCCGAGCGCGCCAGTCAGGCCCGGCATCGCCCGGGCCGGAAAGGCATGGTCAAAATACGATGTCACTGCCGCCCCTATTGGTCGCAGAGATCCCGGCCGGCGGCGCCCCCTAGGGGAGCAGTTGGCGCCGCCAGCCGTTCTGGATCAAGCCTGCTAGGTCGTGATGTTGGACAGGCCTTCGAGCAGCTCGGAGTGAACCACCTTGAGCTGGAGGTCGGTCCGGGCCCGCACGACGTCCGACCGGATGTCGGGCTGGTGGTACTGCTCGAGCAGGATGTCGGCTCCGCCGGGGCCGCCGTCACCAGTCCAAACGAACGCGCGCATGAACGTGGGGGACCGCAGGTCCGTGCCGTCGGCGATCGTGGTGAGAGCGACGTACTCGTCCGACCAGATACGCGACAGCGAGGCCGTCCCGCCGGGGAGAACGGTGTTCTTCCAGGCTCCGCCGGATCCGCCGGCGATCAGGACACGCTCGACACCCAGCACAGCGGCGAGGATCTCCGCCGCAACGTTGCCCTGGAGGTGCTCGCCCATGCCGCCAACCGACGGGCGGTAGCCCAGCACGGTCTGAACCTGCGACGTGAGGAGCACATTCCGCGCCTGCTTGCGGTTCATCACGAGCGCGTTCGGGCTGAACCCGTTGCGCGCCTCGAATCGCTCGATAGCGCCCTTCACGTCGGTGATCGGGACCGCGTTGGCGGCGTCGTCCCACTCGTTCGTGACGGCGTTGTACTGCCCCGAGTAGGTCGTCGCGTCGTAGAGAACCGACGCGACGCTGATCTCGATAGCTCGCAGGAGGGCGGCCGTCGAACGGTCCGCGGCGAGTTGCTCGGCCACCATCCCCAGGTTCGCCATGATGCGGGCCTGGCGCTGGTCGAGCGGCTCCTCCTTGCCGTACTCCTCCGTGCTGAACTCGTCCGAGCCGTACTCCCAGTCATCCCGGGCATACGATCCGTCGGCTCCGCGCCGCAGGTCATCCAGCGTGACCTTGGTCAGCAAGGCCTTGAGGCTCACCTTGGGGTACTTGCCTGCCTCGCGAGCCGACGGGAACCTGGACGCGATGAGCATCCCAATGTATCCCGCCATCTGCGACATGAGGTCGAGCTCGAGGTAGGCCGAACCGAGGTCGGGCCTGAAAGTCGTTCCACTTGATGCGTGAGGCATCTCTTACTCTCTTTCTGGCCTTAGGCCCTGATGTGGCGAACCGAGAACGCCTCGGAGTTGCACTGGTTGTCGGCGTGCGCAACGGACCAGGTGCCCGTCACAGCGAGAGCGACCGCGGCCGAGAGGTCCTCGGTGACCGACGAGATCGCGAAGAACGTCGGAGCGGTCCCGTCGGCGTCGTTGGCGAAGTAGCCCGAGGCGACCAGGGTCGCGCTCGCTCCTGCCGTGCGGATGGTGATCTCAGCGTGGATCCGCTGCACGTCGTCGTTGACGATGTCGGTTGCAGCGGTGGTTGCAATGACCTCGGTTCCCAGCTTGAGCTTGCAGGTCAGCGTGTCGGTCGAGTTGCTCGACGGCGCGATGCCCTGGTAGTCGACGATGAGGATGTCCCCAGCCTTGAAGCTCGCCCCGTCCAACGTGACCGTCGCGAGAGCGGTCTCGGTGGTCGAGTTGGTCAGGGTCGTGCCGTCGGCCACCTCGGAGTGAATCAGCCCGCCGGCGCCGCCGGGACTCGGGACGATTTCGAGCTCCTCGCCGTCTCCGGCTGACGCCTCGAGGGCGGTCCCGATGCTGTAGCCGCTCGAGTCGTCGACCTTGCCCGCCGCTCCGGTGACCGCGACGCGGGCGCCGAGGGCGACCGCGGCGCCAGACGTGACCTTGATCGTCCCGCTCGCGGCGCTGAGCGGGATGCAGGTCACAGACTCGCCGCTAGCCGCGGCGTGCTGAGTGACGAACAGCTCGCCCTTGGCCCCGCTCGCGGCGGGGTAGGCGACCTGGTTCTCGGTCGTCGTGAGCTCGACCACGCGGTAGCGTGCGAGAGCCTCCGACGCCTTGAACGTCCTGGTGTTCTTGGTGTACATGAGGGCCTCCTACTTGGCCTTGCGGGTGGTCTGCTGGTTGAACGCCTTAACGAACGCGGCGGTCAGTTCGGGGTTGTTCTTCCGGATGTTGATGCTCGCCTGCTGGCGCAGCGCGTAGTCGGCGTCGAAGTTGAGCCCGCGGGTGAACCCCCGGTGCCCGGCGTCGCGGAGGCGCTTGGTCTCCAGGTCAATCTCCTGCTCCCAGCGCTCGACCGGGTCGTCGCTGAGCTCCACCGTCGAGACGGTGTGAGTGAAGGTGCCTTGGCTCAGCGCGGCGGCAGGAGCGGCCGGCTTGGACGCGTGCTCCGCCTTGAGAGCCTCGAGCTCGGCCTTGTGGGCCTCGTCCTTGGCGGCGAGCTCGGCGGCGAGCTTGTCGGCGTACTTGGCCTTGGCCTCGACGGGGGACAGGCCCTCGTCGATGCAAGCGAGGGCGAAATCTGGGTCAGCGGCGAACTCCTTGCGGATCGCCGACATACGAGCCCGCTCGACGGTGAGCGGGTCGGTCTCGGGCTTGGTTGCCACTGGGGCCTCCTTGGTGCTGGAAAAACAGACGTCTCTGAGCGCCGCCAGCGTGACGGCGCTCGTGTTCGGGTCGGCCCCGAGGGGCACGAATGAGCACTCGCGCAGAGTGCTGTGCTTGATCCACAGGAACGGGCCGGCTAACTCGCGCCCGTTGATGGACTCCGAGCGGCCCTCCTCGACCCACTCGAGGTCGCTATCGTCGTCCTCCCACCGGACTCCGACGGACGCCTGCCACTCTCCGCCCTGGTCCGCGATTGCGGCCACCTCGGCGGCTTCGGAGACGTTGTCGAACAGAAACCCGGTCAGCTTGAGCGACTCTCCGTCGTTCTCGCTGGCGTCGATCCGGCCGACGAATCTGGTGTGGTCGTGTTGGCGGAGGGCTGGGACGGACGCAGGGACCTTGAGCCCAGCCAGGTCGATCACGGTCGGATCGTAGTACTCATGGGCAAGCCCGCCGGAGTAGGCCACCATGGAGAACCGGCGGAGCTCACCGGCTACCTTGAGCTCGGCCGCGGGCGCAGCCTCGAGGCGGAGGTCGCTCGCGGACAGGTTGTAGGTCTGGGGGACCTGCTTTGTGACGCTCACTCGGCACCATCCTCTGCGTCTTGGCCTGGCTCCGGCTCGTCGCTGACGATTTGCTCTGCGGCTGGCTGTTGCGCCGGGTCAGGACCAGGCGAGTCCGTTGGGGTGGTCGACATGCCGGCCAGCTCGCGCCAGTCGATCTCCACGCCCTCGGCCTCGAGAGCCTCGGCAGCCTTGACGAACGCGCGAACCTTCCGTGCAGCGTCCTCGGCGATGTCGACCACGCCCTGGTCATAGTCCTTGCCTCGCTCCGACCAGATTTGACGAGGGCTGGCGAGGTGCTCGGACTGCCTGAGTGCGTCGGCCTTGGCGTCCTTCTCCGGGTCGACGTACGACCAGGTCGGGGCGTGCAGGATGTGCTTGTGCTTTTGTGGGTGGTCAGCCAACAGACCAGCGGCGATGAACTGGTCGACCTTCCAGCGGTAGATGCGCGAGCGGAGCCTCCGCCCATAGCGCCGCTGGCGAACGCGAGCGGTCGTTTTGTAAGCCTCCACGACGCCCCTGTACCCATGAAACGTCGTGTCGCTCGTGACGAGCATTGTCAACTCGAGCGGTAGCCCGATCGCGAGCCCAACCTCGCGGATGATCTGCTTAATCTGCTCTCGGCTGTCGCCGGTTGTCACGTTCGGGCTGAACGTGTGGACCTTGGCACCGGGGGGCAGGCGGGTGATCATCCCTGGACGGAACTCGTCATAGTCGAGGTCGTCGCCGTCGCTGGTCGTCTCCGTGGAGCGAGGCCCGAACGGGAACCGATACTCGCTCTCGACGAACGCAGCGATGCATGATGCGACCTCGTGCTTGACGAGCTCGGCGAACTCGATGTCGTCGATCAGCGCCAGGCGGTCAAATACGGCGTGGAATGCCGTCACGCCGCGATTCTGCGTGATCCGCTTGGGGTCGAAGATGTGGACGACCTGGGATGCGGGGACCCGGATCAGCTCACCGGTGGTTGCCCTCCGAGCGTTGACCTGTGTCAGGTCCTGCTGTGCGCGCCGGCGCCGGACGAAATGGTAGGCGACTGGGCTGTCGCTGAGCGGGTCCAGCTCGACGCCGAGCACCAGGTCGTTTCCGCCTGCTGTGGCAAACACGCCGGACGGAGAGTCGCACCGATCGCCCTCGAGCAGCCGAACCCTCCCGGACGCGTCGTCAAGAATGACGAAAGCATCCCCGTCGATATCCTGGTGACGCAGGCCAAGGCGCTCGATCTCGTCGAACGTGAGCCGGCCAGAGAAATCGCAGGCGAGCGGGTCCGACCCCCAGGCGTCGAGGAGCTCGAGCGCCAGCGTGTTCCACTCCGGGTCGTCGGTCTGCGGGTCCCAGCGGAGCCCTGTCCCGACCTGGTTGTCGAGGTTGCGGTCAACGGCTTGGCCAAGGACAGGTACGTCACGGTCGAACTGACGAACGCGCTCCCGCAATTTCCAGTAGCGGTCGCCCCAGACGTAGTGGGCGTCGGCCGGCCCGCCTAGCCCGGTGGCCTCAGACCGGTAGTTGCTCGGGTCTGCCGCGCGATACCCGAACTCTTTCCACTTGGCCTTCATGGCAGCGAAGCCCTCGCGGACACCGGCCACCAGCTTGGTTGGGGCAGCGGACGGACGCGGGCGGCGCGGAACCTCGGGCCTGAGCGGTGCCCACGGGTCGGGTGCGCTCAATTGCGGAACTGCCTGAAATCGACGTAGGAGCTCGCGGCGGTCCCGCCGCTGAACCGAGCAAAGTTCTCGGCCCTCTCCTTTTCGCGCTGCAGCAGGTCAATCCTGGTGCTGATCGAATGCGAGCCCTTGGTCGCCGCGCTGGGGTTCAGCAGCATGTAGCCGATGGCGATCGCGTGTCGGTATGCGAGCGCCGTCGAGTTTGCGGAGAAGTAGCCGGCGGTGTCTTTGTACTCCGCCTCGATCTCCGCAATCGTGCTGGTGCTGTCAATCGCCACGCCTATAGGTGTAGGCGCAGAATCGTCAGGACCTATGGGCTGCCGAACTCACGGCGAACCCGGAGAGCGGCTAGTCGGTCTCGGCTGCGATCTTGTCCAGCACCCACCGCAGGGCGTCAGCCTGGCTCGAGACTGGCACCGTCGAGACAAGGTCGACGGTTTCGCCATTCGCCTGCAAGCCGTCAAACAGCCTCCGGAGCGCGATCCCCTGCTTTGGTGTGATCCGCATGTCAACGCGGGTCAGGTAGAGGTTGCTGTGCTTGAGCACCGGCAGGTCCACGTTGAGGCTGGACGGCTGGGTCACCGGGACAGCGACCGGCACCTGGTAGTCCGGTTCCGGCTCTGGCTTGTCCCCGACCAGCTCGAGCGGCCCAGGATCCGCTGCCTTCCTGTCCCTGCCAGCCTTGCGCTTCTTGGTCGACATCACTTGTCCCTCCTTGTGATCCATCCGCCGTCTCGGCGGCTCTTTCTCTCGCTGATTCGTCCCCGGCGGTGACTCGCCGGGCGGCGTCTCTGGTCTGCCATGTCGCCGTCTCGGCGCTTTGCCTTGGGCGGCGCTGTCTCCCGGCGCTCCTCCGCGCGGAGCATCTTGGCCGCGGCCAGGCAGTAGACCGAGGCATCCCACAGGTCATTCCTGCGGCGAGTGTTGTTGACCCACCGGACCTTGAATGATTTGCCGATCTTGACTCGTGTTTTCTCCTCGGCGGTCATGTGCGAGATGTAGCCCTCGTCGGCTGCTGCGCTCTCCTCCCACAGAACCGGATCCTCGGCCCGGATCAACTTGGCGATGATGTCCTTGAGCCCCTCGGTGTCGAGCGTGTGCAGGAGCACCTGGGTCGGGTAGTCGCCCGGTGTCTGGTAGTCGACATTTGATGAGCGGATCAGCCTCTCCGGGCGCTGGCTGCCGCCGTGCCCCTTGATCGGAATGATGCGCGCGGGGTCGTTGCGGGCGAGCCTGTACACGAGGTCCGTCGTCGATCCGTCGGGGCCGCCGTCCTCGAGCTCGACCGCGCCGCCAGAGTCGACGCATAGGACCATGGCCGGCATGGATGCCCCGAGCCCCTCGACCGGGAACTTGGCATCGATCGTCTTTGATACCAGGTCGTCTGTGCTCAGCGCGCGCCCGCACGCAATCAGGCGAGACCGCAGGTTGGGGCCCCAAGCTCGCACAACGTAGAACCAGTAGGCCTTGCCACCCTTGGCTTGCGTGTCTGCGCCGGCTGTCACGCACGTAGCCCAGCGCGGCACGACAAACGCGGGAGCCGATCGGCGGCTCTCGAGCACGGTCCCCTCTGGCGTGCCCATAGTCTCCTCGGACGGGAGACCAAGGAACGAGTTGTAGAAGTTGCGCAGGTCGTGGGCGGCCTTGCCGCGCAGGAACTCAGCCGCCGTGCGAGCCAGGGTTACCCACGGGCTGTAGAGGGCTGAGATGTGGAACACGACCCGCGAGCTCCTCGGGTCGTCGCCGAGCTCCGAGACCCACCGCCCGTCTCGGACCGCGGCCAGGCGTTGGCTTTCCTCGATCCGCCCATGGCAGCCCTGGCATTCATACCAGGCCTCGAGCTCGCCGCTTAGCAGCTGGTCGGCTATCAGCAGCAACTCCTCCTCGTCGACCTCCTCGCGCCGGTCCCAGCGGACGTGTTCCCACTTGAGCGCTTGAAACTCACCGCACTCTGGACAGGGGACCCAGTATGTCCTTCGGTCGGCCGTGTTGAGCCACGTCTGCCAGATAGGCCCGCTGCGGACGGTCGGCGTCGACAGGATGAACAGCTTGGACCTCGGCCCGTAGGTCAGCAACCGGTCACGGATCAGGTCGGCCGTGCCTGCCTCCTTGGCGCTCCCGCCCTCTTTGTCGGTCTCGTCGTAGACGGCGAACCTGATCGCCCTGGACGCCGTCGACTGCGGGGACCCGGACCAGCCGATGTAGATGGTCGTGTGCGCGAGCGTTACCTGGCCCTTGCGCAGGTCGTGCGTGCGCTTGGTCACCCAGCGGGCCAGCCGCGGTTCCTCGAGCATTGGGATGACCCGCTCGGCTATGTGCTCCTCCGCCGTCTTTTGGTCCGGCAATACCAGCAGGACAGAGTCGGCGTGGTTGTCGACCCAGTGCCCGATGGCGGTCTTGGCGGTCTCCGAGCCGCCGACCTGCGCCGCCTTGACCAGCCCGACCTCGGTGTACGGCGACCCTGCCCCGAGAGCGTCGAGCGGTTCGCGCATGTAGGGCGTCCGGTCCAGGTCGAGTGGCCCAGGCTCGGCGGTCCCACGGCGAGGCAAGACCCGGAACCGCTCGCCCCACTCAGACGGGGACATCTTTTCTGTCGGCCGCCAGAGCTCTCGGAGGTCTGCCGACCACGGGGACCCGCACACGGCGGAGCTCAAGCGACGTCCCGACCGTCGGCGTAGGACTCGAGCAGCGCCCGCACCTCCGCCTCCGTGATCCGCTCGACCTCCGCCGGGTCGGTCGTCACCGGAGCTAGCCTGGCCCGCAGTTTGGCGGCGAGGCTCTCCAGGCCGACCTTGACGACCGCGATGCGGCTCCTCTCGAGGTCGGCAACCTCCTCACGCGGGACCAACTCCCCCATCCGCTTCGCCACGTCGAGGTGGTGTTTCTGGGCGAGCCCGATTTCCTTGGCAGTCCGCGCCCTGGCGTATCGCTCCGACATGGACTCGCCGTCGACCTCGAGCTCAAGCGGGCCGAACTCTGTCTGTGACGACGCCGGCGCGTCGACCGATACCCCTGCGCGAGGTGACGCCGGCGCGTCCACGACGAGCTCGGGATCACCGGCCGACCCGGTGCGCCCGTAGCGGTCCATCCAAGCCCTGACCTTGGCGAGGTCGAACGTGTACTCCTTGCCCTCGCGGCTCCCAGGGAGGCCCGCCTTGAGCCAGCGAGAGAGCGTGCGGCGGGTCACGCCGAGCTCAGCAGCGAGCTCCTTCTGGTTCAGTTCTCGGGCCCCGGGTCGCCCAGCCTCCAGAGCAGGGCCTCCTCGAGCTTGGTCAGCACCAGCGAGAGCTCGCGGGTTGTCGGGCGCTCCCGCTCCCGCTCGGCCCTGGCGACCTTGAGGGCTCGCCTGATCGCAGCCTCTACCTCGTCTCCCATGGGCGCTCCCCTCCCGCCGTGACCAACCACATGTAGCGCTTCAACGCGCAGATCCTACCAGGGGTGGGGGACAGGGGTTCGGGACACCCCATCCTCGCGAAAGCCGAGCGCCGCGG